GCAAGGTCTACCGCGTCACCGTGCGGCGGAAGGCGAAAACATGACCAAAAAGAAAACGGAGCCCGGCATCGTCGAGGCGCGCGTACAGGAATTGATGAATGTAATGTCCCTGCAATTGTGGGACAAAGGCAAGAGCGCGAAAGTCTACGCGAAGAAGTGGGGGCTTACAGAGCAACGCGTATGGGAGTTGTCTGCCGAAGCGTGGCGGCGCGTATGCGCGGCGAGCGACGACGCGGAGGAGGTTCGCCCGAAACTAGCGGGAGGGCTGTACGCAATCTTTGAGACGGCGCGCGAGCGAGGGCAGTTCGATCCAGCCATCAAAGCCGCGGACGTGTTATCGAAGATTACCGGAGCTCGTGCCGCGGAGCGCCACGAATATGCGCACGTCGTCGCGCAGTATGATTCCCTCGACAATGCGGCGAAGCTTGCGTATTTGCGGAACCTTATCAAAGAAGCGCAAGAGGCCATTGCTGCGATTGAAACAATTGACGTGAAGGGTGAGCTAACGGGATGATTCGAAAATCAGTAGATGTTGAAAGATCACTCCGCGACTCACTCGCCCGAAAGGAAACAAAAATTCACGGGTTTAAGGTGCGCTTTCATAAGGAAGGCTTTTCGTGTTGCCCTTCGTGCGCTTTTGGACACGAGTATACCGTAGCGTGCGACGATGCCGAACGTACGCGTGGTATGCTCGTTGTATGGCTTATGAAGCGCGGCACTGATAAAGCTTTGCAAGAAGCCAAGTGGCTAGCTTCGGAAGGTGTGAATTCCGAGGTAAGCCGGTATATTGCGCGTTTCGAAAAACGCTCCGAATTGAAAAAGAATAAATGAAACACAGACGCCGAAGGTTCCAGCGAGCACGAAGAGCGAAGCGTAGGCACGACGCAATCTGGCGCGCGGCGATGGATCGTATTCTTTTCGGTGCGGGATTTGTGAAGCCAGGCGGCACAAGTCCGCGCGTCACGATTATCCCACCGAACCTGTCGCCGACGTGGCGCCTCATTCTTGGCATTACGTAGCGCCCGCGGTATAAGCTTTATGTGCTCGCGAAAGCCGCTCAGTTTCACATCGGCCTGCAGCTCTCCCAGAGACAGAAGGCGCTAGCGCGCGGCTACGTTCCGCAGCAACCGACGCCAAAGCAAAAAGAGTTTCTCGATTGCCCGGACCTTGAATGTTTCTTCGGAGGAGGAGCGGGAGGCGGCAAGTCCAGCGCGATGTTGATGGCCGCGCTGCAATATGTACACGTGCCCGGCTATGCCGCCGTGGTCGTGCGCCGCACGTTCGGAGCGTTGTCGCAGCCTGGCGCATTGATGGATCGTGCACGAGATTGGCTCGCACCGACGGATGCGAAGTGGAATTCGCAAACGCATCGTTGGACGTTCCCCAATGGCGCGTCTCTTTCGTTCGGATACTTCGATCACGATAAGCACCGAGACCAATACCAGGGCGGCGAGTTTGATTTTATCGGCGTCGAAGAAGTGTGTCAGTTCCCGGAGAACTGGTACCGCTATCTCTTCTCTCGCATTCGTCGCGTGCACACGAAAGCCGTACCTCCGCGTATGCGCTCCACGGGCAATCCCGGCGGCATCGGGCACGCGTGGGTGTATGACCGTTTCATCAATCCTCAAACGAAAGTGGGAACGTTTATTCCCTCACTCCTCGCGGACAATCCTCACCTCAACGCGGAAGAGTACCGCGCCGCACTTGCGCTCCTCGACGAGGCTACACGTAAGCAGCTTGAAGAAGGCGATTGGTCCAACGTCGGAAACGGAATGGTGTACTCTACAGCGAAGCTCATCTATTCACTTCCTGAGAAACGTTTCGACGTATACGGTTTGGGCCTTGATTACGCGGCGGAAAACGATTGGTGTAGTTTCAACGTAGTTGCGTACGATTGGGATTCGCCGGTGGTCACGGTCGTGCGCTCGTACCGCAAAGAGTGCTCACCGTCGCAAGCCGCGGAAGAAGCGGAAAAGCTACGCGAAGAATTCAAGCCGCGCTTTATCATGGGAGACGCGAACGGGCTTGGAAAGGGCTACATCAAAGAAGCGCGCAGGCGCTTCAACTTGCCCGTAGAGCCAGCGGATAAAGAGAACAAGGCCGGCTATATCAAGCTGCAAAACGGCGCGACCGAGGCCGGCGAATTCGTTATCTATGAACCGGGGTGTCGGCAGCTTATCGAGGAGCGGAAAAAGCTTCCTTGGTCGGACGCTTCGCGAGAGACCTATCCGGAAGGGTTTGACGATGATTGCTCAGACGGTACCTTGTACGCCTGGCGAAAGTGTTTCGCCTACCGGGCGAAGCATAAGCAGCAGCGCCCTGGGAGTATGCAAACAGGGGCTTACAACAAATGGTAGACATTAGGATCCCGCATGGCGTGCGCATCGCAAGAAACCAGATACCAGTCCGCGCCGAGTTTTTGGACGGCACAACCAAGTGGAGAGGCGTCCTCAACTTCGAGCACGCAACGCTTTGTGAGGCGTTCGGTCTCGACCCCGCGACGTTCTACTTTGACTTACCATCATCATGCCGGGGCGTTGGATCTCTATCTAGCGGATACGGCGGCAACCGAGGCAACCGCATTATCAACGGCTACATCATGCGCGGCGGAATGATCGACCCATGGGGAAAGCTTACCGTCGTGCGCGAAGGCGATAAGATTCGAGACGTAGATCCAACAGACAAAAAGGAATTCCAACGACTATGATGCAACCTACACTCAAAGCCCCGAAGCCCCTCTATGGGCTCAACCTTCTGCGCATTGACTCGAACCACATGGTTCGGTGCGCAGACGGCATGTCACGACAGTACACCGTGCGTGACCTCGCGAAGCATCCGAAATGCAATCGCGTTGTGGTGTGCCTCAAATGCGGTAAACAGTACGCGTCGAAAGAGGAGCTCTTCGAGCAGCATCCAGAACATAAAGTCATGCAGAACAACGAGGAGACACACTCGTATGCATACTGGTCGGAAGACCCTGTTTTGGCTGCAAAAGCGGAAGAAAAGGAAACCAAGGGAGCAGCGAAGATTGTCGACTACGCGCGCATTCTGGGCTTACTCAGCGATGGCGCGCGCATGCGCGAGTAGCGTTCTTTGCGATAAGGTGTTTCGGCAATGGCCGAAGCACCGCGCAATTTCCCTGAGGGGTCGAGTCTTGTCACGCGCTCACCCCTTTCGCCGATTGGGCAGGCCGTTCCGCCAACGAACGATCCAGCGTGGCAACCCCCGAAAGATGCAACGGCGGGGAACATCAAAGCGCGCGCCGCGGTCATCAACCGTGAAATTCCAATCTCCACCACGCAAACAGGGTGGGAGATTGCGCAAGTCCGAGGCGCGCTAGACGCACTTGTAAACGGTCTTTTCGACGGGCCGGCGCAACTTGTTGATGCCATCATCGGTGACTCTCGCGTGCAAAGCGCGATGCAGTCGCGCGTAGGGGGGCTTCTCGGGAGAGAGCTCCGGCACCATCGGGCGAACGATTCCGATGCCGCGCGCGAGTGTTACGACGCATGGGCGCAACATTGGCCAGCGATGGCAAACGAGCCGATGCTCGCCGACATGTTGCACTGGTCGTGCAACCTGGGGTTTTGGGTAGGCCAGCTCCTTTGGGACACGACCGGTCCCGTGTGGCTCCCGTACATCTCGCCGTTTCATCCGCGATATACGTACTACCATTGGATGCTTCGTCGCCTGATTGCGATCACGCAAGACGGGCAATGTGAGGTGGAGCCAGGCAACGGGCATTGGGTTTTGCACGCGCCGCATGGGCGCTACCGCGGCTGGATGCGGGGGGCCGTTCGCGCCATTGCGCCGTGGTGGCTTGCGCGAAACTACGCGCTCCGAGATTGGGCGCGCTACTCCGAGCGCCACGGCATGCCGATTGGCAAAGCCATTACGCCGAGTGGCGCGGACCAAGATAGCATCCAAGCATTCCGTAGTGCTCTCGCAAACCTGGGACAGGAAAGCATCCTTCAGCTTCCGCAGTCCGAGGACGCGACGTTCGGAAAATATGATCTGGAATGGCTCGAAACGGACGGCTCAGGCTGGGCCGGCTTTCAGCAACTCATCGCCCAGTGCAACGCAGAAATCACGCTCGCCGTATTGGGACAGAACCTCACGAGCGAAGTAAAGGAAGGAAGCTTCGCGGCCGCTCGTGTTCATGCGGACGTGCGTCAAGCCATCCTCGAAAGCGACGCGCGTGCGCTTTCACAGACCATCTACACGCAGATTGCGCGCCCGTTCGCGGCGCTGAACTTCGGTGATCCAGACCTCGCACCGCGTTCGTCTTGGGACATCGTCCCTTGGGAAGACAATGCGGCGCTCGCTCAAACATTCAGCGCGTTCAGCATTGGCGTCTCCACACTCAAGACCGCGGGGCACGACGTCACGGACATCGAAGCGCTAGGCCGTCAATTCGGTCTCTCGCTGAAGGTCGCAAAAATCGAAAAGGCACCTACCAATGATGAAAAAAAAGTTCCGTGAGCAACTGACGGGAAAGGACGTCTTCGCGATGCATCAAAGTGCAATCGGCGAGGAGTTCGCGCCCATGTCCGAGGCAGCGAAGCAAGTTGATTCCCTGGATGATGGTGTAGCCATCATCGACATCTGCGGGCCGCTTGAGCATCACGCGTCGTTTATGTGGGATTCCTACGATTCGATTCTTGAACGCCTCGAATGCGCGTTCGCAGATCCAGATATTGGGAAAGTCGTGATGCGCATTGACTCCCCCGGAGGCGATGCGGCGGGCGCAACGGAAGCCAACCGCAATATTCGAAAGCTCAAAGAGAAGTACGAAAAACCCCTTTATGCGTACTCCGACGAAAGCATGTATAGTGCAGCTTATTCCATTGGCTGTGCGGCGGATGAAATATGGGTTCCGACCACCGGCGGCGTCGGTAGCGTTGGCGTTATCTGCGCGGCGGTCGACAAGACCAAGCAAAACGAGAAGCTTGGAATTAACATAAAGCTCGTTACGACCGGCGCGCGTAAGGCTGACTCGCATCCTGATCGAGAGCTCACGGACGAGGTTTTGGAAAGCCTGCAAAACAAGGTGAATTATCTCGGAAACGTGTTCTTTGAAACCGTTGCAGAGTGCAGGGGAATGAAGGTCTCCGCGGTCGAATCTTTACAGGCCGGATGTTTCATGGGTGCCGATGCGGTCGCCAGCGGATTGGCGGACGCAGTTGGAGGATGGTACGAATTTCTTTCACACGTTTCGGAGAGTCAAAACATGCCGACGAAAATGCAATTGAAGAAGGAAAAGGACGAGCTCGCAAAGAAGATTGCGGCTTGCAAGTCCAGTGCAGAGCGAACCACGTTGCTCGCTGCCTTCGAAGCGAAATGCTCTGAACTCGCGTCTATCAAGACCGTCACGGAAAAGAAGACCGTCGAGAAGGATGATGATTCTTCCGGCAAGCTTCCGGATGACGAAGACGACGAAGACGGCGAGGAGGAGAAGGCCGAAGAAGAGGACGAGCCTTCGGACGAGGAGAAGGCTGAAGAAGAAGAGGAGGAAGAGGAGGAGTCCGACGCAAAATCTCTTTCCCTTTCGCACGTCCAGAAACTTCTTTCCGCCGCATCGAAGGCGACCGGCAAGCGCAACGCATCCGAGATTATCGGCGCCCTCGAAGGCATGCAGAGTCACGCGCAGATGGCGGAACGCCTCGCGAAGCTTGAGCAATCGAGCCGACGCGAGAAGGTGAAGGCCATGCTCGACAAGGCTTCGCGTGAAGGCCGCGTGCCTCCGTCGGCGAAGGCCTCGCTTGAGTCGCAGGGCATGAAGGATCCGAAGTGGCTCAAGGGCTATCTCTCGGCGCTCCCAAAGAACCTTCGTTCGCTCGAAGACGGCGCGGTGTCCGGGAAGGTTGAGCCGCAAACGCTCAACGCGCAGAACCTCAGCGCAGACCAACAGAAGATGATTCAGACTTTCGCCGCGCAAGCCGGCGTTAGCGTCGAGCAGCATCTCGAAAATATCAAAAAGTACGCCAAAAACGGAAAGCTGTAAGCCATGACCGCACTCGGACAAGACCGCATTACCAATCAGTACGGCACGCCGGATAGCGTTGAGCCGTTGCTCCTTTCGTTCCCCGTCGCCGCGGATACTACCATCTACGGCGGCTCTATCGTCGCGACGAACGCGGCCGGTTACGCCGTCCCCGCAAGCGCCTCGAACGCTCTCAAAATCTGGGGGCGCTGCGAAAAGCAGGTAATCAACACCACGGCGGCTGGCTATGGCTCTGCTGGAAATCTGAACGTCGACGTCAAACCGGGCGCGTTCTACTTCGGCAACAGCGCAAGCACGGATGCAATCACCATCGCTGACGTCGGTTCGCTCTGTTACATCGTCGACGACCAGACGGTTGCGAAGACGTCTTCAGGCGGCACTCGCCCCGCTGCCGGCGTGGTTTACAACGTCGACGCAAGCGGCAATGTCGGTGTGCTCCTCGGGCATACGTCGCTATATTCTGACTCGACGATTGCCGAACCGGTTTCCGTGCTTCGCGCGAAAAACGTTGTGAACGGGAATATCGCGGACCTTACCGCGTACACCGTTGCGGCGAGCGGCTCTCGAAACGACAACGTTGCAAACGTTGCAAACGACGTCGTCTTGCTCATCAACCAAACGACCGCATCCGAGAACGGCCTTTACATCGTCGGCACGGTAGCAGCGGGCACGGCACCGTTGACGCGCGCGCCTTCGCTGCCCTCGGGTCTCATCGTCTCCGCGAATCAGTTTGAAGTCTCGGTGCTTTCCGGTGACGTCTTCGCGCAGTCGAAGTTCTTCAGCACGGCAGCGGTAACCATCGGGACCACGGATCCGGCGTTCTACCCCGAGCGCGTGACTATCACTCAAGCGCTCGTTGCGGGCACGATGACGCTCACGAGCGTTCCGATTCTTTCGGCAACGAAGACCGGTTTTGCCATCACGCGTTCGACGGCGAACACCTCGACGGCGACCACCGGCGGTTACGCTCTTTCGGGCAATCCGACCCCGGGCATTCTCGGGACGGCAAGCGCGACCATCTTCGCGACGGTTGCCGCGGGCACCATCAACAATGCAGACATCTCGACGCTGCATATCACCATCATCAATCGCTAAGGGATTCTCACAATGTTGATTACTCCGCAAAATCTGAATCTCTTTTTCACGAACCTGGAAACTAGGTTCTGGCAAGCCTACGGCGCCGCCCCCGAATTCACCTCGCGTATCGCCACCACCTACGCGGTCTCGAGTGAGCAATGGGCCAGCGGTTGGATCGGCATGCTGAACGAAATGCGCGAGTGGGTAGGCCCCCGTAAGGTGTCCAGCCCCGCCCCGCAAACGTACGTGGTCCCGATTCAGAACTTCGAGCTCACCGAGTCGGTGGACCAGTTCAAGCTGGCCGATGACACGTATGGCATCTACGCGCCCATGGTCGACTTCATGGGCATCCAGGCGAAGAAGTGGAGCGACTACCAGCTCCGTGACCTTCTTTTGAATCAGGGCTCCCAAACCGGCGCTCGCCAAAAGGGTCTCGACGGCCTGAACCACTGGTCCCAGGTGCACCCGGTCAACTTCTACGATACGAGCTACGGCACGTATTCGAATGACTTTCTCGGAGGTCTCTCAGTCAACGGCGTGACCGTCGGCGGTGCCCTTTCCACCACGGCGTTCTCGACGCTCTGGCAAGAGGTTGCTTCGCGCAAGTCTGAAAACGGCGAAGCGCTTGGCGTCATGGCGGACCTTTCGATGTACGCGCCGCAACTCAAGTACACGATGGACTCGATTCTCCAAGCGCAATTCCTTGCGCCGGCGACCATCGGCAACTTGACCGGCCTTGTGGGCTCGTCCGAAAACTTGCTGAAGGGAATGACGGACTCACTTATGGTCCCGGAGCTCGCGGCTGCTCCGAACAACTGGTACCAGCTCGTAACGAACCGCGCGATCAAACCGTTCTCCTGGCTTATGCGTCAGGCTCCGGATTTCGTCTACCGCATCTCGCCGCAAGACCCTGTTGTCTTCGACACGCACACGAACCTCTACGGGTCCACGGCCCGCGGCGCTCCCGCATGGTCGTTTGCCTGGCTCTCTGCTCGCTCGGGTCCCACGCCGTGAGTTCTTACGCTACCGTTGCACAGCTGTACATTTACGGGGCTCCAGAAAAGTCTTTTGGACAGCTGTCAACGGAGCAGAAGGAAGGCGCCATTACAGCGGCTTCCGACGTGGTCGACACGTACTTCCGCGGCCGCTACCAGCTGCCGCTCGTTACGTGGGACATCTCGGTCACCGAAAACACGTGCCGCATTGCCGCCTACAACCTCCTTTCGATTCGAGGCTACAACCCAGCGAGCGGCGCGGACGTCAACATCCTGTCTCGTTACGAGCAGGCGATTGAGTGGCTCAACAAAGTGCAGCGACAGCAAGCTCACCCGAACGTCACCCCCTCGTTTGCAGACTCTCCTACGTACCATCAACCCATGGTTATCTCGTCTTCCGTCGTCAACCTTGCCACCGGTAGCACCGCTAGAAATAGGGGATGGTAAATGATTTTCCCGATTGGAAAACAGCTATACGC